AAGAAGGCGTTGTCGAACCAATCGTTGAAGTTCTCCCAAACAGCTTTGGGGAACCAATAGCCAGAACGTGGTCAGAGTTCCAGTTGGATGGCTGAACTAGGGTCGCATCTGTCCCGTCCAGTTTTCCACTGCCAAAGCCGTGTTTAAGGGAGATAGCCATTATGCAATCCGAAGAATTGCCGTAGAACCGATTGGGCCACTGCCGATTGCCGGGAACTGAATCGTGAAGTTCGATGCGCTCGATGACTTGTCAGAACCAAAGTCAAGAATTGCAATCACAGGCTTAACAACTGAAGCTCCACCAATCGTTAGTGTGCTGTTCTTGTAAATCAACGCACCGCGAGCGGTAATTGTTGCTGTTGACCAAGTAGTATTTTCAAAGTTGATATACGCAGTCGTACTAGCGGTGTAAGGAGACAGCGGAGCTGGAACGCTGGCAGAAACAGTTAGAATGTTTCCACCTGCCGTGTAACCCGTGCCCGTAACTTCGTTAGTTGCAGTATATGCACTAGTATCTGCGTTAAAAGTTGCCGAGTTGGTGTACAGAGCAATGTAGTATGCGTCCCCCGTGCCGGGAGTGAAAGAAAACACACCGTTCAGCAATCCAACCTTAAACGAGGTTGGCATGTAGTTGCCAGTAAAAGCCATGAAAAACTCCTAAAATTAAGTGACTTGCGGTTCGTACAAATTCCACTTAGCCCTGTTTTGCTTGCGTGGAATAACTTGAAGGTTCTGCGGTACATGCAACCCAGACACATTGGACCCTTGTAGCGGAATAATGTGATCTACCTCCCAAGGGAACCCAAGCATTTTTGTACGCAACGCCGCTAGTTCGTATGCTTCTTTGATTATAAACCAATCATCTGCGGTCAACCATTTTCGTGTTCTTTGCTTTACGGCTGCTTTACGTTTAGTAGCCAGTGCCGTTGCGCGTCCCAGATGTGCCGCATACCAGCGACGTTTAATACCTGCGACAAGTTCTGGGTTGTTAGCACGGTATGCCGAATCTGCTGCGAGTTTCTTAGCCCGTGCCTCGGGGTCTGTCCGACGCTTCTCAGCAGTTTTTGCTTGGCTTTTAACTCTGTGCGCTTTTGTTTTTTCGGGGTTTGCTGCGCGACGTTTGTACTGCTGTTCATTTGCACAAGCCACACACGGCCCACTTACATACCGTTCGCCGTCTAACTCGGCGTGTTTTAAACAAACGCTGCCATAACACCGAGCTAGCCCGAGTGCTTTAGCCTGTTGGCGGGTATGCTTGGTCATGTTACTGCCTGCCGGTACTGTCCGCTTCTATAGGCATCGGATCTCTCAAGTCCATCGCCCAGACGCTTGGCCATTGCTAAGGCTTCTTTGTACGCGGTGTCGTAGTAAGCCATCATATCCTGCTCACCCTTCATGTAACGATACGCCTCAACTAGCGATCCGTACAACAACACCGTATCAAAGTTATCCCCCAACCAACTTGTACTTGCTGTGACAATTGATGTTGGGTAATAGAAATAGTGAAGTTCAACGTTGTAAATTGCGCTGGGAGTCGGCCCAAGAATAAACGTTAACTCTGTTAGTAGCGAAGACTGCGGCCCAAACAAAGCATAGTACTTTGGCAACCCAGTATCCGTTGGCTGTGGGTACGCTTCCCTAATAAAGTTAACGTCTTTATTCAACAGGTAAGTATATTCACCCCCTGTAGGAAACACAGCCATCGAGTACACAGACAAGAAATCATCCGGACAAGCCAAGTATTTGTTACTTGCCGTTGTCTGACCAGTCACGTTTCTTCGTAGTGAAGGAAACTGGATCGTATTGTAGATTCGCTGCTCTGCCTGCTTAACAAACGTAGGAATACTAGCTACGAAGGAAGCCTCGTAGTTTTCTGTGTAGTCCTGAATCGCAGTTGACAGAGCAGCGTAGTTCACGCCATTGGCCCCCGAGCCATCAGACCTTTAGTTGCACAGCCAACCCCACGGACTTTAATCCCGGTGGTCTTAGCTTCGGCGTATGGTTTGCTACGTGCTGCGCCAACACTAACCGCCAAGTCTTCAAGAAGCTCACGCTTTGGGTTAGGTCCGTAGCCGTTGTTGCTCAAATCAACACCAGCTTTACCAGTCATGTCATGGGGCTCTGCGTAGACTTCAGCCGAGCCGACTTCCTTGCCGCCGATTTTTTTGCTGAACTTGGCCATTATTTGCTGCCTTGGTTCATTGCACGAGACAAGTTCTTCCCGTATTTCATGCGGTCGTCCGTGGTTGGGCCACCGGCTTTCATGCCTTTAACGCCCTTGTGCATACGCTTCTCGTGGGCTTTCACCTCCGTATCAGCGATGCGTTTAACTTGTTTCTTGTCCATGTTGGACTCCTATGTCGTCACAACCGTTACTGTACCAATTTGCCCCAGTAAAACCAAGACATTTGGCGTCAAGCCATCGTCTCTTGGTCCCCCAACGGGTGCCCACCCCCACTGAATAACCCTACTGCCCTGACTAAGTGACCCATCTGCGGAAAGTCCAGACACTTGGTAGCTGTTATCTCTGCGAGGATCTCGAAGCCCTTGCGGGTCATCAACCGGATACATCCCTAACTGGAGCTGCGGTTGATCTGGATCCCAGCACTGAGGACAGACCAGCAGATTATACGTCTTTGTCTTAACAACCTCTTTGCGAAGAGCAGTTAACTTAAACCGAAACGAACATCGGTCGCATTCAGCAATTGCATTCTTGCCAGAGGCGAACCTATTACCCATTAAATCCTGCTGCCGATAAACATCTGCCTAGGTACAAATCGAACCGCTGCCTTCTCGTGATCTTCCTGCGCGGCAAGCTCCCAAGCTTCGTCGTACTGTTTTTTAAGGGTGTCTAAACGCTGAATACCCTCAGGCACCTTCAACGCTAAGTAATACGCCAACCCCGCAGCTAGGCAAGGGAGAAACCGGAAAGGCACATCAAAAGTCTTAGCACCGCCAGCGGCGTCTTGAACCCTACGCATACGCCAGTATACAAACTGATAGGACGTTGACGCATCAGGGGTAGGCCACACAGTGATGCTTTGTTTTTGGGCCAACGTAATGGCCGCACCAGATGTTTGGGTAGCCGCTGTAGTCCCATCCTGTCCACGGCAACAGTTCAGCAAGTACGCTGGTGTAGCGCCCGAGGCCACACTGAATTCATTGTAGGCAATCAGCTCTGTCCCGATCCTAATGAACCCAGCGTTAGGCACACCAGCCAAAGACGAGATAGGGATAGACGTCGCTGATGCACTAATAGTAGCTGCTAAAGTGCCCGCAAGTACGGAGTCGGACGCCGACAGCCTCTGGATCCAAACTTGGATTGGACGTCCTTGAGCTAGCTTATTTGGTAGCGTAGCGTAAGTGGATACGCTAATTCGGGTGATAGTCAGGTCAGACTGATTAGATGCACTGTTAGCGTTAGTACGTATAACGTGCTCAAGCAAATCTACAGTATCGTCTGGTAGTGCGTATGTAGGTTGGCCCGGAGCAAGAGGGACAACCCCTTGTTCAAACGTCCACATGTTGATGCCACGATTGGCCCAATCAGCGAACAAAAGATTAAGGCTGCGCCGAGCGGTACGAAGATCGTAGCCAGTACGAAGCTCTGAGCCAGCACGCTCAAATGCTTCCTCAACAATTTCGTTGAGATCTAAGTTAAATGCGGCGACCCCAGAAGTAGTCATCTAAATTTTGCCGTTTTCTTTGCGATTGTTTTGGGTTGCGCTACAAATTGCTTACCTGCTTTCTTGCCTTCCCGCTTCGCTTTGGTCGTCGCAGCGTACTCAGACGGACTCAAACTCTTAATCGCAGCCTCTGGCAGATATCGCTCCCCAGTTTTACTGGAGGGCTTACCGCTTTTGGTGCGCCACTTCTGGTCGCCCCAGTCTTTAAGAGACTGCTGCGGAGTTTTCAATCTCTGTACCCCCCACCTGCTGCCTTATATTTCTTAGCAACAAGCTGTGCTTTACGGGCGGACCAGCGACCTGCGCCTGTGCCTTGAGTATCCGCAGCCTTCACTTGAGCCACAATCCGCTTACGAAGACTGGGCTTAGTGTAATTACCAGCCGCGTTTACACGCCCACCTTTGGCGAACTGAGTGAAATCAGTATCATCCCGACGCGCTTTAAGCTTCGGTTTGGGCATTTTGGATGGGTCAATTGCACCCATCCCCCGGCTAGCCATCATCTCAGCACTTCCCGCCGTAAGCCATCTGGACCATTGTGCCTCGGGTCTTACCACGCTGGGCACAGCCATCAGCACGAGAAGAAGCAGAACCACCAGCAGCCATCTTTTTAGGCTTTTTGGTTGGTTTGGTTGGGCCTTCGTAGTCAATAGGAGGGTTACCCATGTCAGCGGTGTAGATATCCGCTTCACCCGGTTTCTTTGGGGTCGTAGCCATAATAAACTCCTTAACAGGCTTTGCCGCCTTTGTTCATCTTAACCATCTTAGCGCTGGTTTTGCCTTTTTTGGCAACACCATCAATGGACCCACCTTTCTTCATGCCCATCATTTGTTTTTTGTCAGCGGCTTTGTCGGCTTTTGAACCTTCTTGTGTGGCCTTCTTTTTAGCCATCATCGCCATAAAACCGGGATTCATTTTTGTAGCCATTTCACCACCCTTTGAAAATTTACGACCCTTGTCAGCCGCTGAGAAGTCCTTGCCCACGGACTGAGGGACGCCAACTTTCTTGGCAAAAGAAGGCGAGTGGGCAATCGCCTCCATGAAATTATGCTGTTTCTTTGAGCTACTAGGCATGTTTCTCTACCAGCCGGTCGATCTTAGCTTCAAGACGGTCAAGCCGATCAAAGATGCGGTTGATGTCTGCGTCTAGTTGTGTCTTGGTAACATATTCTTTGGCAACTTCTTCGCGGGTCTTGTTAATCAGCACTTGAAGGCGTTTTAACTCGTCATACATGCTCTTGAGGAAGAATCCAGCAACGCTTATACCCACCGAAAGAACTGCGTTCCAAATAGTATGTTCCATTACAACATCCGACCTTTAGTTTTGCCGCGCTGAGCGCAACCGTCACCACGGGAAGAAGCGGAACTAACCGAGCCACCCTTAGCCATTTTAACAGCACCGCCCTTTTTCATGCCCTTGCCTGTACGGAAGTCTTCGTAGGCTTGGGTTATTTCTTCCATAGCGCGGTGCCGACTCTTAGGCGTCTCTTCCGAACCCATACGCCGCTTGGCATCTTTGGAAAGCTCAACCTTGTCCCTAGACATCTCAACCGCTTTATCAATTGCTGGACCTACGGTCTTATCAACAATCTTTTTGCCAAGCTCTGGGTATTCTTCATCCAAAGCCCGACCAGCGGCTTTACCACCTTCGTAAGCCAGCCCCGCTAACCCAGCCCTAGCACCAGTACGCAGAGTTGCGCGTCCACCAGCTTCTTGCTGAGTTCTACGGTTATGCTCCCGCGCTGCGTTAGCATTCAACCCACGCCGAATACGCCCAAGGTCAGCTTCTTGGGAAGCAGCGGCATCTTCAAATGGGTGCGGGGTTAAATCCCGTGCGTTTGTTTGCTTAGGTGACCGGTACCGATAACCTTCTATTTCTGGTTTATTTAGGCGTCCCATTTAGCACTTCCACGCCCTAAGGCTTTTGTTAATCCGGGAGTCGGGGTCGTTGGCTGTTTTCGCTGAGGTAAGTTTCGACTTCATGCCGCTCATTCGCGCACAGAAGCTCTTCCTTCTCC